CTACGCATCTTTTTCCGTTTCTCCAAATTCCGCGCCCTCTTTTTCGAGGCGGTCGAGCCTTTCACGCACCGCCTCCGCGATGAACTGGCTGCGCCTGCACCCCGTGGCGTCGATCCGTGCGATCTCGTCGGGCGTGAGCTGCACCGTCACACCCACGCGGCGCATGCCCGTGGGCTTTCGTCCGGCACCGGGCCTGGCTCCGCCGCGGCCGGAGGAGCGCTTCGCACCCCCGGCCGAATCGGGGCCCTGCGTCATCGCTCGAAAAAGTAATCACTCCTCTCTACCTCCTGCATGTCTTCCGGATCCGCGGGATCCATCCGGTAGATGGTGCAGCGCACCGCATGACTCATCTCGTGATCGTTCGGCGAGTATGCGAGCTGTGAAAGGTCGTCGTACTCCTGCGCGAGCTGCGCCACCTCCGCCTCGAACACCCGGCGCGCCTCGTCAAGGTCGGGAGTACAGAACTCCTCCGCGTCGATGGAGTGGAGGCGATGCGGATTGATGTCTGATCCGGTGGTCACGACGTACAGCGTGTCGGCGGGCTCCTCAGCTACGGTCGCCTCACGGGCGGCGGAATCACGCTCGGCAATGATCTCCAAGCCGGAGCGGTAGATCGTCTCCTCGCCCGCGGCAGCGCGGTACTCGCTCGCGGACACTTCGCGCGAGTCTACAAAATAACGGACAGTCGAGCTGCCGGTTGCGGCTTTCAGAGCGGTGCGGGCTTCGTTGATGCTGTTGTAGGTTTTCATGTTTGGCGTACTTTAGTTGTTTGTTTGTTTTTTCGTATTGCAAATATACGGCGAATATTTTGATTTCGCAAATTTTTATTCGAAATAATTGCAACAAACCCTCACTTTTTTCGCCATAACCGCAATGCGGCAGCGCCGATCGCGGCGCCGCCCGCCCACATCAGTGCCCGCTGCCACCACGGGACGGGCTGCGGCACCGGCCGATCAACGTACACGGGGTACGGAACAGGCACGGAATCGACGCGCAGCGTCTCGATGTACCGGATGCGCGCGGGCACCTCGCCGAGCTGCTCTAAGGTGTGGCGCAGCACACCGCCCGATACGGAGGCGTCGGAGACGGCGAGCGACGTCTCGAGGTGCGAGCAGGTGTCGCGCGTCGTGTTCTGCGCGCGCTCCGGATCGACGGGCACCGCGATGGCCGTGTCGCGCACGACCTGCGTTACCCTGCGCACCGTCTCGGTGGGGACGTAGACCGTGCGGGTGCAGGCCGCACACACGAGGGTGAGCAGGAGAGCAGCGCGTCTCACACGATATAGCGCTTCGCCCGGAGGTAGATTCCCCACCGCTCCGCAAGGCCGTTGTATCCCCCGTTCACGCCGCGCACGATGCGGCGAAATGCCCCGTACTCGTCCGGCGCATCCGCCAGGCGGTCGGCCAGTTGATTGATGCCCCCTTTCTTCCACCAGGCGGCTGACGCCTGGGTCGCGTAACGCGGCGTCGCAACCTCGTCCGGGCGTCTTTCGAAGTCTGGGGCGCACGGGATCAGCCCGGCGAGGAGGCGGTAGTTCGCGCGGCCCGTGATCTGGATGAGGCCGCGGCCGCGATACTTCCACCCGTCGCCGCTCGCCTCGTCGCCGTTCCCCATGCGGCCGGCGTAGACGCGGTTCGCGATGCGCTCGGGCTGCCGGGCGTAGGCCGCCGCCGTGGCGTCGTCTGGGAAGTACCCGGGGAACGTCCTGCGCAGGCCTGCGGCGCTGTAGCTGAGGTTCTCCTCGACAGTGCGCAGGTGGCCCGTCTCGTGGCCCACGATGGCCAGGAAAGCCCGCACACGGTGCGGCGTATCGATATCGTACGCGGGCAGCGCTTCGGCGAAAGCGCCGAGGTAGCGAGCCCGCAGGGCGGCCGTGCTGTAAGGCAGCACGGCCGCGAGTTGCTTGTCGGTGATTTTCATAAACTCAGTAGGTTATCGCGAATGTCGGCCGCGTGTCGCCGAGCCTGTTCAGGTAGACGTAGCGCGCGGCGTCCATGCCGTGGTTATATGCATCCACGGGCCGCGCGCGGTCGAACGCCCCGTCCGTGTTTTTGAAATAATGCCACTTGCGCGCCTCGTCGATCAGATTGACCGAACGCGTGGTGAAGTGCTTCCGGATGCGGTTCATGATCTGGATTCCGACGCGGATGCTGTCCGCGCCTTTGTCGGCCGGCTCGACGTGCAGCCCTGCGTTGCGCAGCTCCTGGATGCTCTTCGGCTCGGCACTGTCGGCGATGCAGGTGAGGTGTGCGAGGCCCGCGGCGCGGATGCGCTCGGCGATCTCCGGGTTGGTCAGGTCGCGTGCGTATACGACCTCGTCGTGATACGTCTCGCCGCCCGACAGGGCGACATGCACCACGGCGGTCGGTGCGCCGAAACCGAAGTCGATGCCGAGCCACTCCTTGCCCGGCGCCTCGGGCATCGCGCCGCAGATGTCCCAGTTCTCGAGGACGAGGCCCTCGACTTGCCCCGTCTCGCCGAGGCCGTAAACCCGCCACCACGCCGGATCGATCTCGCGCTGCGCCTCGATCTCCCGCACCTGCTCGGCCGTGAGGTAGTCGTTGTCGAGGTACGTCGATCTGATCAGCCGCGTGTCGTCGCGCGGCAGGATTTTCGCGTCGATCCAGAACGGCCACGCGGGGTTGTAGTCAAACACCACCTTGCGGCGCGTGCGGATCATGAGCTGACGCACCGTGTCATAGCCGAGGTTGATACACTCGTTGATGAACAGGTAGTCGCGCGCGGGACCGAGCACCTTGGCCGGCGCATCGGCGCTGAAAAACTCGATAGCGCCGGGGCCGAACCGCGCGATGTGGTCGGTCTCGTTCCAGAAAGGAGTGGTGAAGAGGTAGCCCTCCGTCTCGAGGATGCGGCGGAAGTCGCGGATCGCGCCGCGCTTCAGATGCGGCAGCGTCTCGGAGACGACCGATAGGAGGAGCGGAGACTTCGCACGAATGGCCATATACGCGAACGCCTGGAGGATGCTGTAGGTTTTCGACGAACGCGCTCCCCCTTTCAGCGCTACGACGCGTACCGCGGGGTCCGCGAGCGCATCGACGAGCTGAGAGAATACGCGCGTCGTCTCCATCCGTCTACAGCAGTTCTTCCAGCTCGCGCAGACGCTCGGCGGTAGCCTCGTCACGCACCGTGATGTTCACCAGGCGGCCGCCTGCCGAGGTGATGTCCTGGCGGTCGGTGAGGCCGTTGAGGCGCGCCACGAGCGAGTGGTTGAATATCCCCACCGCAGCGCCCTCGATCTGCTGGCAGCGGATCGCCGTACGGATGCGCCGGATAGCGTCCAGCACCCCGCGCTCGCTCTCCGTGATGCGGTGCTGCTCGTCCTTGGCAGCGAGCTCCGCCTCGGCCTGGCGGAAGTACGACCCCGAGACCCCGAGGAACAGGGCGAGGCCCTCCTGCGTGTAGGGGCGCCCCACCGGCACCTCCTCAATAGAGTTGCCGATGCGAGACACCGCCAGTTCGCAGCGCCGCCAGGGCGCGTCGTCGCACCAGGCGAAGTACTCGCACGCACGCCGCCACAGCTCGTCGCCATCGGCGAAGATGCGGGTGCCGCGGTCACGCGGCGCCGCCTCCCTCCAAACGCCGTCACCGTTCATTACAGCAGGCTGCTATAGTCCGCAATGCCGCCCGCCGCATCCACGGGGTCGGGCACTTCCGCCTCCTCCGGAACCGCTTCAGGGGCCACCGCCGCCGCATCCACGGGGTCGGGCACTTCCGCCTCCTCCGGAACCGCTTCAGGGGCCACCGCCGCCGCAGCCTCGGGGGCCGCCTTCTGCCCGGCTTTGCGGGCGCGGCGTTTCGGCTTGGCCTCCGCCTCCGCGGCCTCGGGAGCCGCCTCGGGAGCCGCCTCGGGGGCGGCGGACGCTGCGTCGTATTCCGCGAGCCAGCGCTTCAGATCGCGCACGCGGTTACGCAGGCAGGTCGAGCAGGTCTGCGGCGTATCTCGGCGGTTGAAAATCAGGTTGTGCGCCTCGAAAATGCGCGACACTGAATATGAGTGTCGTACGCTCTCCTCGACGATGCGGCGGACGTCCGCCACGACCTCGGGGGTGATCTCACCCCGGATGTGATTCGGTCTACTCATGGATGCAGTATTTTGATTTTTCGTAAAAGAACAGCGCCAGCGAGGCGGCGACGCCGAGACCCACCAGCCCCCAGAGCGCAGTGGGGAACGTCGCCCAGCCGCAAGCGGCACAGGCGAGCGCCGCGCGATAAGCGGGCAGCGCCCACAGCAGCATGGCCAGCCAGAACGTGAGGCACGGCCGGCAGTTGAATGGGCGGAAGGGGAACAGGGGGCGGCGCTCCGTACCGGCCTTGCCCAGGTAGTGCGCCAGCATAAGCGCGGCGAACAGCGTCGCCGCGACAAGCAGGATAAATGCGATTAACTTCACGGTTCTGTGTTTTGCGATTCGCTGGATAGATAAAACTGGTCTCGCGCGTCCGCGGGATCGCAGACACGGCGCATCCGCGCCTCCAGGTCGCGCCGGATGCGCCCCATGGCGGACCACACGGCGAAACGCGTCACGCCCGCGATCTCGGCCACACGGTCGTAGGTCACGTCCGGCCAGAGGGCGACGTACATTTCGAAGTAGGCCGCACCCTCCCCCGGATATTCCGCGCGGACGTAGTCGAGCACTTCATCGAGCGACGGAAGCGGGGTTTTCTCCCCCTCGTCCTCGCCCGCATCCTCCTTAGACGGGCTGTGCAGGCCCCGCACCTCCTCTATTGGAACATGCCTCGCCTCCCGTTTGCAGTCGCCCACCCTCCTCGACAGGCGGGCGGTGAAATAGGCGCGCAGGAAATAGGGCCTGTAGTTCGTCACGATGGCCCCCTTCCGCGCGATCGCCTCCCAGACGGACAGATATGCAGCCCCGTAACTTTCCGCGTCGAAATCGCCTCTTTTCGACAGATACGCGAGGAGGCTCTCCCCCTCACGGGCGAACCAGCGGGCGAAGGCCTGCGCCCTCTCCTCGGATTCGGCACTCGGCGGAAGGGCGGCGCCACCCCGAATGTATTTCTTGCCGCGGTTTCGGCCGCCGCTATTTCCGTAGTACCCCATATGTCTTGCGTAACTCCTTTATTTCTCGCATCAAAAATTCCTGGTTGCTCGCCTTAACGGCGACGCGATCCGCGCACCGGCGGTCGCACGTGTCCTCGACGATCAGGCGATGGATGTACACGTCACGCGTCTGGCCGCGGCGGATGAGGCGCGCCTCCGTCTGCTCGACGTGCTCCAGATTCCACGTCGGGGTCATCCACACCATACGGCGCCCTCCGAACTGGAGGTTGAGCCCATGCCCCGCACTCGCGGGGTGGAGCAGCAGCAGCCGGATGCGGCCCGCGTTCCAATCGGTGAAGTCGTCGAAGCCGCGCAGCTCCCGCGCCTCAGGAAAAGCCTCGCGGATGCGCGCGGCCTCGTGTCTGAACTGGTAGACGCATATCACGTTCTCGTCCGGGTATTCGCCGAGGATGCGGCGCAGCGCATCGAGCTTGGCCGAATTGAGCACCTGCCAGGTGCGGGGCAGCGCCCGGCCGTCCTCGTATCGCTGCTCATCGTAGATCGCGCCGCTGGTCAGCTGGAGCAGCTTGCCCGTCAGATCGCCCGCTGTCGAGGCCGTGACCGCCTCGCCGTCCGGCAAGGAGAGGACGTACTCTCTCGCGAGGCGGTCGTACGCTGCACGCTCCTCGGGCGACAGCTCGACAATCTCGTCGATGTAGTGCTGCGCGGGCAGCTCGATGCGGTCGCGCGTCCGCATGGTGAGCGCGATATCCTTGATCTTGTCCGCGATCACGGCCGCCGCCCACGGGCGGGGGATGTATTCGTAAACGATCTGGCCATTGCCGCGCGTCGTGAAATACTTTTCCACGAAGCGGCCGAACGTCTTCTCGAGGCGCTCGCCCTCGTCGAGGAGGTAGAGCTGCGGCCACAGGTCGGTGAGCCCCTGGGGGCTCGGCGTGCCCGTGAGCAGGTAACGGTAAGGCACGCGCCGCACCGCGCGCGCCAGCTTCCGGAAGCGCTGGCTGCCGCGGCTCTTGAAGAGGCTGCTCTCGTCTATCACCACGCAGTCGAAGGGCAGCGCACCGACGTAGCGGCCCCCCTCCTTCCTCACGTAACGGTCGCAAAGCCACGACACATTATCGACGCCGATGATGTACAGCTCGGCGTCCGCCTGAAGGGCCGCCTCCCGCTTGCGGGCATCACCGGCCACAACCGAGAACCGGAAGTCCCGCAGATGCTGCCAGCACCGTATCTCGTTCGGCCACGTGATGCGGGCGACCTTGTCGGGGGCGATCACCAGCGTGCGGAGGATCGCCGCCTCGCGGTAGGTCAGGTCGTACAGCGCCGAGAGGGTCACCACTGTTTTGCTGAGTGACATGCCGAGGAACAGCGCTGCGCGCCTGCTATAGAACAGGTGGTCGTATGCCTCGTGCTGGTGGGGATCGACAGGGAACACCTCGCCCGTCCGCGCGTCTGTAAGGTAAGGGATCATAGCGATTCGATGAATGTCTTGACGGATTCATACGTATCCGCGACTTCGACGCGGAAGCCGAGGCCCCTCAGTATTTCGTGCACCCTCTCCTGGAGGGGGCGGGGCTTGGCCCCCGGGGCCTTCAGCTCGACGAACGCCGCCCGGCCGCCCGGCAGCAGCACCAGCCGATCCGGGAGGCCCGCCTTAAATGTCGCCGGCAGTTTGATCGCCAGCCCGCCCGCCTCCGTCACTCGGCGGACCAGGCATTTCTCGATCGAGGATTCTTTCATATTTTCCAGGGTGCAACCAAGTGCAACCAAATATTTTATTGATTAATAGATAGTTAGATCGCGGGTGCAACCAAGTGCAACCAAGGGTTTGCGCTAAGTACCTGGTTTTCAGTATGGCAACCAAGTGCAACCAAAAACCGCGCGCGTATAGGTGCGATCGTGCGCGGGCGCACGCGAGGCGCATGCTTTTTTATTCCGCGTGTTTTTCTGTTTTTTCATTTTTTACTTTTTACTCTTTTTTTTGGTTGCCTGGTTGCTTTTTTCTTAAAATCGGCCTTACAGATACGTAGGAGGCCGATTCCGCTGCAACCAAGTGCAACCAAGTGCAACCAAACGAAACCAAAATTTTTTAATAATTCGGCGCCCCTCTTTTCAATTTTCGCCCCCCTATATATGTATATATACATATATAGGCTCCGCTATCACTCCCGCCTCTCGTAAATCTTCTGCGCGCCGTATAAGGCGACCCGCCGTGTGCCTGTCATCTCCCAGCCGCGGAGACTCCGGAGTATCCTGCCAACCTCGATGCCGTCCCGCCGCGAAATCATCGTGACGTCGCGGCCGAAGCATTCCGCCCAGATCTCCGCCACGCACACGCGCTCGCGCCGCCGTGTTCCGACGTTGCCCCCGTCGGCGAGCCATGCCCGCCGCGCCGGTAGATCCATGCCTCCCCAGTTGTCGGGAAGCAGCCTCTCGAGGTACTCGCCGACCAGACCGTTTCGCTCGTCGCGCTCCAGGTGCGCGTCCTGCACGTCGCGCGCTGCCGCCTCCAGATCATCCGGAAGGTAGAGCACCTCACCCTGCTCGTATCGGTGTTTCGCCTCCGCCCACAGCTGGGCGACGCGCTCGTCGTCTAGGGGGTAATCGGTCGGCCGGTCGGCATGGCAGTCCACCACCCAGAAACGGCGGTTGCCCGTCGCCGATCGGAGGAAGTCCGCCTCGTTGGTCGTGCCGAAAAAGACGCACCGCCGCGGGAAGAACTCCACGCGCTTGCCGTAGGCTACGCGGAAGCGGTCCTCGCGTTTGCTGATGAAGTGCTTCACCGACTCGGTCTCGGCCTTGCGCAGGCCTGCGAGCTCGCCGAGCTCGACGATCCACGACCCTTGTATCTGCTCCATCGCCTCCTTGCCGGTGATGGCCGGCATGCTGTCCGTGAACCACTGCCGACCCATACGGTCGAGCAGCGTGCTCTTGCGGATGCCCTCCGGGCCAGCGAGCACCAGCACGTAGTCGAACTTGCATCCGGGCCGCATGGCGCGCGCTACGGCCGCGGTGAAGGCCTTACGTGTTACCGCACGGACGTAGGGTGTATCCTCCGCGCGGAACATGTCGATGAGCAGCGTGTCGAGGCGTTCGACGCCATCCCACTCGCAGGCGTCGAGGTAGTCGCGCACGGGGTTGAATGAGTGCGCCCGCACAGCGACCGTGAGGCCGTCCGTGATGACCGACTTATTCGTGACACTGTAGAGTCTCTCGAGGTAGAGGCGCAGCTCCGCGTCGTCGCTGTCGCACAGCGGCCGCGGGTACTTGCCGCCCGGGCGATCCCACGGCAGCGCCCGCACGGCGACCTCCCGCTGTTCGAATTCGTTGAACCCGAAACGGCCGGCCAGCCCGGCGTCGTTCGTGAGAATCTTGACGACGTTGTCGATCGTATTTTTGAAAGCACCCTTCTTGTCGAGCTCCACCGCGCCGAGCCACGCGTCCGGATCAGTGTCCGGCGCTGCTGTCGGAGGCGCCCCCGCATCAGGCGTGTCATACTCGTCGGCCGCGGCCCGCCGCTGTTCCGCGATCTCCAGCTTCACGGGCGTCTGCTCCGCCGCCAGGGCGGTCATGGCCTTGTACGAGGGCAGGCGGTTGGGCGGCGTGTCGCCGGGCGTTTCCGCATCGAGGCCGCCGAAGCGGTGCAGCCTGACCAGGTCGAATGCGTTGCATAGCCGCCCGCCTGCGGGGTCGGTGGAGTGGTGCGAGTAGGCGAAGACGTCGTCGTACACTACGAGGCCGCCCTCTGTCGATCCTCCCGTGTAGGTGTAGCGCCCCGCGTGTTCGCTCGGCGAGTAAACGTCGGACAGGAATTCGGCGACGGCCTCCGGCACGGTGTACGCCCGGCAGAAGGCCCCCACGATGCCCTCCTTCGACAGCGGGTCTTCCGCCTTGTCCGAGCGCTGCCGCGACACCGTGTCCTGCGTTCTCGTGGAGGTCGGCCACGTAGTCGGATCGCGCCAGTCCGCCAGGGCGGCGAGGGCCTCATCGACGCGCAGCGGCGGAGCATCGACGCAGTCGTACACGAACTCCCCGTCCGCGGGGGTGGAGGGCCAGTACATCAGGCGCACTGGCTGGTATGTCGTGTCGTCGAATGCGTCGATGCCGAGCCACGAGGCCAGCACACGCGCTGCGGCCTCGTACTCGTTCGGCTTCGCCGGGCGGTCCAGCGGCACGACGATGCGGTATCGCGACGCCCCGGAGCGATGCTTGTGCGTCGTATACATGACCCCCGCCACGCCGAGCAGCAGGAAGTTATCCCACTGCTCAAAGCCGTCTGCGGCGTGATCCACGTCGAGGGTGATCACCTGGCGGTGGACGACGTCGCCCTGACGCCGCCGGCCCTCGCGGAGGTAGCCCCCGACGAAGCCCCCGACGTCCTTGATGCGGCCCTGCTGGTCACGCGACATGGCAGCGTACTGCTCCACGGTCTCGCCCGTGCGCTTCGTCTCCGCAAGTCGCGCGGCCAGCACCGACCAGGTCATATGGGAGTTTTTCCATTTCGCCGTGCGCGCTGTGGCGGCAGTGGCGATGTCGAGTGTCAGATCATGCGTCATAGCTGTCCTCCGTTTCCCAGGCGAGGAACGCGAGCGCGTTCGGCATGCACCCGCACTTGGGCAGGGCCGCGAGCTTCGCCTGATTGAGGCGGATGCCGTGCCCCCTCCCGTTCTCTTTCGACGTCCGCCGGATGTGACGGCCCTTTGGTTGGGCCTTCTTCTCGGCCGCGTGAGTGAACTCACCCACCCGCTGCCGGCGCAATGCCCGGCGCATCCGTTCCCGCTCTTTGCCCTTTGGGGTGTCGCCGCGCCGCGCCCGTCTGATACACTCCCCGCGGACACCGGGGTTGCACCGCAGCCCCATCTCGCGTGCTTTTTTCTTGATGGACTTCGCCCCCCGGCTTATCCGGGCCGCCACGCCGAGCGCGCCCTCCCGGGGGTAGAATTCGCGGAGGATATCCAGCTCCTCGTTTGTGTATGCGTAACGCCCCATGTCAGTCTTTTTTATAGTATTCTGAAATATAGCCGTCTCCGCGCAGCGGCAGCGTCGGCGCCCACACAGGCGGCACGGCCATGACGGCGTACATGTTTTGCAGTGCGGCCTCGGCCTCCCCGGCCGGCGCCTCGGCCACGACCTCGTCGTGGATGTGCATCAGGATGCGCGTGTCGTGCTCCACCTCCATGCGCAGCATGGCGTCGCACAGGCAGTCGCGGGCGATGGCCTGGACGATGTTCTCGACGAGCGAGCCGCCGTATGTGTCCGTGCGCCGCCACTGCCGCGTCGCCTGCTCCATGCCCATGTAGCTGAGCTTGCCGCTGGACGCCTCCGAGCCGAAGTAGGACAGCACACGCCCCGAGGGCAGCCCGATGAACAGGTAGCCGCGGTCGTACGTGAAGCGCAGCACGGTCGCCGGGAGGCGCAGCGTGTAGGTCGTCTTGCGTTCGATCACAAGGCGTGCAGCCTGCTCTACGCTGCGCCACAGTTTCACGATGGCGGGGTTCGCCGAACGCCACGCGCGGACGATGGCGGGCAGTTCCGCCTCGTCGATGCCCATCTTCACCGCGCCCATCGCCACCAGGGCCCCTACGCCCCCCTGGTAGCCCAGCGCCAGCGTCGCGACCTTGCCTTTCGCACGCAGGTCGCTGCCCTTGCCGATCATGTCGATCGGGAGGTGAAACATCTGCGCCGCGGCGGCTTCGTATATCTTGCCGTGCGTGCGGAATACCTCCAGCACCCACTCCTCTCCCGCCAGCCACGCGATGACGCGCGCCTCGATGGCCGAGTAGTCGGCCACGCACAGCAGGTTGCCGGGCGCTGCGACGAGCGCCGTGCGCGTGATGCGGCTCAACACCTCCGACAGGTCGTTGAACAGGAGGTCGGCGTAACCCGTACGCACAGCCTCGCGCGTCGCGTCGAGGCCATTCTTGAGTGTCCTCTTAAGATTCTGAATCTGTACGCCGCGGCCGGCGAAACGCCCCGTGCGGTTCGCTCCGTAAAACTGGAGCAGGCCGCGGATGCGGCCGTCGCCGCACATAAAAGAGAGCATGGCGTCGTACTTCGTGACACTCGTATTCGACGCGAGGCGCCGCAGCGCCAGCACGCGCGCCACGTCGTCAGGCAGCGCACCCTCTGCGGGCAGCTCCTCCAGGGCCTCGCGGCCGAGGCTTCCTACCGGGGCGCCCAGCCGCTCGGAAATCCACGCCTTGAGCTGCGGCAGGCTGTTCGGATTCGCGACACCGGTGAGGCGCTGGATTTCTTCGTGCACACCCCTGACGAAGGAGGTGTTCGCCGCGATCGCGGCACGGGCCAGCTCCTCGTCTACCCGGATGCCGCGCCCGTTGATCTCCTGATCCTGCTCCCAGTACGTGCGCTCCCACGGGGTAGGCTGCGGGAAGCGCTGGAGGTAGTCGTGTATCGCCTGTTCCGTGCGCACGTCCTGCACGCAGTATTCGCAGAACTGCCCCCACTTCTCCGGGGCATGCTCCGGCAGGTTGCGCGTGCGCCCGCCGTTCGCCTTGGTCGGCCGGCAGGGCTTGCAGAAGTAATTGATGAGGGCCTTGCCCCGTGCGTCCTTGCGCTCGTCGAGGCACAGCACCTCGCTCACCTTGTCCAGGGAGAGCGGCAGACCGAGGTAGGCCGCGCCCACCATCGTGCACTTCCAATGGGCGGGCTGAAGGCGCAGCCCCGTCCATGCGGAGAGGCAGGTGATCTCGAAATTCGCGTTATGCGCGATCTTGCGGACGCGCGGGTCGGTGAGAGCCCTGAACAGCTCGGGCGTGAGCCCGCGGCCCGGGCGTTCGATGATTTGCGGCTCGCCGTCGTCCCAGGCAAAGGCGAGCAGGATGACCTCGAACGAGGGGTGCTCAGCGTAACGGTATACGCCGCATTTCCCTACGTCGAGGTCGCAGTAGGTCTCGATGTCGATGTGTAGTGTTCTCATATCCTTTTATGAAAATTAGGACCCCCGCGCGCGATCAGACGCGCGGAGGCAGCACCGGGCGGCAACCACATCCGCCCGGGAGAAATCAGCTGAGGAGGTCTTCCCCCTCGTCGTCGTAGTCGTCGGCCGTAGCCTCGAAGCCCCCGAGCCGTTCGCCGTCGCGCATCTTCATGACAGAGTTGAGGTAGAATCCGAAGCCTGCGAGCTTGTTGTTGAAAGGGTAGCATACGATTACGCCGCGGCAGTAGCATCCGCTATACACCTCGTCGAGGTCGAGGATCTCCTGTTTGTCCGTGTCGAAAGCCCTGGGCTGCGTCTTCGACGCTGCTTTTACAAAGTAGCAGCCCTCGTACTCCTTGCGCTCGGGGAACTCCTCCAGGACCTCGTTGCCGTCGCGCAGCGGATTCCACAGCTTCGGCGAGCTCAGCGGCTTGCCCTTGAAAAGGCCTTCCTTGTTCGCCTCGTAGGCGCTGCGGATCGCGGCGCGGATGCGCTCCACGTCGGGCGAATCCTTCGGGATGAGAAAAGTGACCGAATACTTCGGGTCGGAGTCCTCGAATGCCGCGGGCTCCTTGATGTGGACGTAGGATACTCTGCATGTGCCGAGCACTATTTTCAGAGGGTTGTTTTTCGTGTTTGCCATGATTTTCGAGTTTAAAAAAATGCCGTCTTTCCGTGCTGCCAGCCTTTACCCGGAATTCCCCAGTCTTACCTTTACGCCGAGGGCGGGGTTTGTCAAGGCGCCGCCCGCCAATTGAACCTACGCGGGGGAGGATTCGGGCGGCGCGATGATTCCGGGTCATACCCTTCGCCCGGCCAGGCGAAACGTCCTAATGCCCTCGCGACCTCCCCGCCTACATCATCAGCCCTTGCCCGCGCCCCGCATCTCGATGAGGTTCGCGGCCATGACGCCCAGCTGAACGGCGTCGCTCCGCGTCGGGTGCAGCGCCGAGAGCATGAAGCCGAGCTGCTCAGAGGAGAGGTCGGAACGGATGTACAGCCGCTCCTCCTTCGGGTCGATCACGCACACCAGGTGCGGCAGGTCGTGCGCCGTGCACTGCTCCTCGCATTGCCTTGCGATGTCGAGGGCTATCGTGTGTTCTTCCGTCATAGTATGTCAGCGAGTTCGTATTCGATTGCCTGATCCGCGCAGTACTCCGGCCGCGGATCATCCGCCGGTGCGAGCACGGGGTCCGCCTCTTTCATCGTCACCAGGTCGCCCAGCAGCTCGGTGAACCGCTTGCGGCCGAGTGTCCGCTCCAGATCGGTGAGCGAGCGCAGCGAGTAGGTATACACCTCCTCCGCGGGTATCGCCCCCGAGCCGATCAGCGTCGTCGCCACGCGGTTCTCGTCGGTGAACGCCCGGCGGCCCCTGCCTTGTACGAGCTTGAAGCCCGGCACTGCGCGGCCGCTGCTGAGCCGCTCCACGGCGTCCTCCTGCACGGCCTTGATCCACTTCGTCAGAGCAGGCCCGAGGTCGAGGACCACATGCCGCTCGAGGTCGTCCATCTCGCGAGAGTCGCGGATCTTCAGCACCTCGGCGAAGCGGGCGAAGTACGCGCGGCAGGAAGTCCGCGCGCGGCAGAACCGGCAATGATCGCCAGGGGCGAAGTCGCCCATGCCCGCGACGGCGAGGCGTGCGGCCGGAGCCACGACCTCCTCGGCCCAGCGCTTCAGCTCGGCCGGCGTCGTCTCCCAGCTGGACTCGCCACCCGCGCGCGGCTGGTAGATCGTCAGGGTGACCGTCTCGATCGTGAGGCCCTTGTCCTCCGCCCTGCCCAGGGCGCCGAGGGCGTATAGCATCATCTGGGGGTTCGCCGTCGCCGAGACGCGGACGCCTGTGCCGTACTTGAAGTCGATCACGCGGAGGTGCGGCGGCCGCGTACTCACGGCGTCGGCCGTGCCGCGCGACATCGGTACGAGAGCTGAGAGGTCGTAGCCCCGCTCCACGTCGATCTGACCGCCGAGGTCGGCGACGAAATGGGCGTAGTTCCGGCAGTGCTCGAGCATCTCCTCCGTATAGAGGGGCGACCGTCTGAACCCCTCCATCTTGGCGTCGTAGACCGTCTCCGAAAGTAGCAGCCCCGCTTCGCGCAGCAGAAGGGTCGCGGCGAGATCGTGGGCCAGTGTACCCTCGGCCGCGTATGCGCTCTCCTGCTGCGGTATCTGCTCCTCGAACCTCGCGGACGGGGGGCACGCCAGCCAGCGGTGCGCGCTGGACGGCGACAGCAATGCGTGTTTCCCGGCCATCACTCTCCCCCTACAGTATTCGATAACTCGGCGACTGCCTCGGCGAGGTTCTCCTCCGGGATGAGGCTCACACGGGCGGCCCCGAACCTATCGAGCATTGCCCGAACAGATGTACCCTTGCCTGTTTTCACCGCGCGCGTCGCGAGGTCCTGTACTCTTTCGCGGAGGGAGGCGACCTCCTCGGCGGACCGTGGCTCGGCGGGCGCCTCTCCCCCGGTGACCTCCGCCTCCATCGCAGCGGCATAGGTTGCGGCCTCTACTTCCGCATCGTTCGCGGGGTCGGGCATTACGACGACCTCGACCGAGGGGGCTTTCTCCGGCACAGCGGCCGGCTCCTCTGCTTTCGATGCAGCCTTGCGACTCCGGCGCGGTTTAGGCGCGTCCGCCCCCTCTCTCGGCGTATCGCTGTCCTTCGAGTCCTCAGGGATGCAGCCGACCTCCGGCTGCGCTGCGATCCGCGCGTCTGCGTGCTTCCCCAGGACGAGGTGCAGCGTGTCGAGAACGCCGTTCAGCTTCTCCCCCTGCGCGCTCACCTGTTTCGCGAGTGCGTCCACCAGCGGGGCGATGCGCGGCCCCGCGTCTACGATTACATTAACGTTGAAATCCATAGCTTGATAGTTTTAAAAGGTTTGTGTAAAAATCAGTCTTTGTAGGGCAGCCGGGTCGCGTCGGGCGGCACGGCCGGAACCGGCAGCACTCCGCCGGGGAGGAGCACGCTGCGCTTCGAGACGCGCGTGACGTAGCCAGGTACGGCGCCGCGGGGTCCGAATTCCAGCAGCCGCACGAGGTAGCGGCGTTCCGTAGTGTCGAGGATCTCGACGAGCGTGCGGTGCTCCGCGAAGCCGCCCCGGAAGTCCGGAGCACGCCATACCCACACGGCGCGGGGGATCTGCGCGCTCATGACTGCCGGCGGTGTAAGAACATCAGGCGGGCGTTTTTCTCTGCCGTAAACAGCGCCGTCGCCTGGAATACGCTGTAGTAGATCGGGGAGTTTTCCGCAGGGCCGATCTGCACTGGCTCGAGCTTCCGCGCCCGCACGCGGCTCTCAACCCAGCGGCGGCCGAAGCGCCGCCACAGCTCACGCTGCGACACGAGGTCCTTGCGGGGCTCCATCTCGCGACGGATCGCGAGCACGCCCAGCTCAGCGCTGCGCTCCAGCAGGTCGGTGAGCGCGTCGAGCGTCATGAACAGTTCCGGTGAGGAGGTGACGGGGGCAATCATAAGGCGCCTACGATTTTGCGGTAGCCGCCTTTCTCGGGCTGCGTCGCGATAACGAATCTTTTCTTGTGCCGCGCGCCGATCGAGGCGAGCAGTTCGCGGGTCAGCGCCGTGCCGACACCGCACAGGGAGTTGCCGCACTCGCGGGTCAGCTTCAGCGATCCCGCGATCCGTCGTTTTGCGATGTACCAGTCGCGATCGGGCGAGTCAGCGTCGCGGTAGAATGCTACGCAGTCGCCGAGGTCGATATCGAGGGCCACGCGTGCGGCTTGGTTGAAGGATAGCGTGCCGTTGGTGAAGCACACGGAGACGGCCGGCAGGTGGGCGGTGCGGCCGGTCTCGGCGCGGCCCGCCCGTACTCGTTGCAGTTTCATGACTTGTAGGATTGATAGATTTTCAGAAGGGATTGAAGGTCGCCCGTCAGATCGACGAGGCTGGCGTATTCGCCGCGCACGGCACGGCTGCACCAGGCGAGCACGAGCGAGACGGCGCCGCGGGTGAACTCCGCGTCGGTGAGAGGTCGGAGGGCGCGGCCCTCCAGCAGGGTGATGAGCTCGGCCTTGGTAAGGCGGCCGAAGATAGAAGGTGTAGTCTGTGCGCAACCCGTACTATTGTTCCGGGTCGGTGCGCTCTCGGGAGGGTTTGGCATGGCCTTCCGAAAGTCGAGGAGGGGGGGGTATGCAAAAAGAAAGCGGACCCCCTCCGGTAAAAGTCGCCAAACCCCCACTGTCCGTGTGGACAGAAGCCCGAAGAAAGTCCGCAAGTTGCGGCAAGTATAGCCACACAGAGTGTGGGGATTTGGCACCGCGAACATACGAACTTTCCGCGAAACCGCCAAGGATTTCGCAGAAATATTTTCGCGTATGTTATGCAGTCGAGCCATAATCCGTGTGTGTTTTACGTGGTTACGCGATGCGGCGCACCGTCAGACGGTTGTTTTCGCGGTCCGCCTCGAACTCGTAGCGGCCCTTGCCCTCGGCCTGGAGCCGTGTGCGCGCTGTCATCATCGACGGGTAGAGTCGTCCGATCATCTCGTAGTGTCGTACGCCGCCCACCGGGATCGCGCGGAGTGTAGCCATGTAGTCCGGGGAGCATACCAGGTCGTCGTAGCTGGGTTCCTCCCCCATCAAGGCGCGGACGAGGTCGTTGCAGTCTTCGGTCATCATACTTTTCTCAGTTTTTGCGCGTGACCCATCAGGCGGGTCACGATTTCTTTGGAGCAGAAGGCGCGGGCGCCTGCGAGCGTCACGGGGTTCAGGTACCAGACGCGGCCGTGCCGCGTGATCCATAACTCATACCGGTCGGTTCCGTTCGACCGGCCGGTCGCCGTGCCCAGGCGCACCCTAACGCCTACGCCGTTGTCGAAAGTCATGTCGGCCCGCTGCACCTCGTGCACGCGGCCGTCCTTTGCCCGATAGGCCTCCGGCCGGAACCGGAGGTCATCGAACGTGTAAAGGGGTGTATCGGTTGGGTAGTCCATTTCCCTATTTCTCAGTGTCCTTTCATGTATCCGAGAAGCGCACCCGCGGCGCACGCGGTGAGCAGCAGCCACAGGAGGAGGTCCCCGATGGCGCGACGCAGCTCCGCTCCTTTCTTCGACCCGATCTTCATCGCCGCTCCTCCATGTCTTTGGGCAGTGCCTCGCGCCCCCCGGCTGACGAGGCGGAAATCGCCGAGGGTTACAGAAAGGACACGGCTCACGACCTCCCGGTCCACTCTGGCGTAGAAGACTTTCAGATGCCGCGCGGAGCCGGGGCGGATGTACATCCTGTCGGCCACGGCGTTCAGCAGGCTCACGGATTCCAGCTGGTCGTTCGTGAGCGCCTGGTCGAATTCGATAAGCAGTGTTTTCAT